TCAGCCCATACGGACGCTGCGCCGCATGCCTCGTGAAAGCGGAAGCGGATAGCCCATTAAACAGAATTGGTCCAACGCGAAGAGGACCACCGACTCGAAACCACTCGCCTCGGCGAGCCGGGCTTCCTTGAGCCAGGCCGTCGAGGAATCGCTGATTCCGACAAGATGACTGCGCTGAGCCGGCGGGAATCCGTAGGCGGCGCCGGCGGCGATGGTGGTTTTGCTTAAGTCCAGATTACGCTCGTAGGTGTAAGTGAAGCTTTCGGTTTTCAGGCAATTCAGATTGGCGGGCGTCCAATCCGTGACGGGATAATTGATGGCACGGTTGAGCGCGGTGTTGTTGACGTCGGTCGGGTAAAGGACTTCAAAACGGCAATCTGGATAAAGTGAACGAACGTAGTTCCGAATCTGGCTCGTAAACGCTCCAATCAAGTCGGGAAGGAATGCGGTCTCTTGCGGGATCGTTTGAGGATCCACCGTGTTGCTGATAATTATCGCCATTGCTCGCCCGAACCGCGCCAGGAACGTGCTGGTCGTGTACGCGTCATAAAAAGGCATTCCAGAGCCGTCATCGGGGAAATACCACCACTGGACTTCGCCGAATTGCAAGTAGGGAGTTACACTGGCGGCGTTCATCAATCCGGCCATGTCCTGATAGACCTGCTGCCAGAAGGCCGTGCTGGCGGGAGAGAAGTTGGTCTGCAAAGACGGCGTACTGAGCAAAACTGGGGACTGGCTTGGATAGCGTTGAGCGATGCCCGCTCCAGTGGATGGATCGCCGTTTCCCAATTCCATACTGAACGACGCCACCACATCGAGCCCGTAACCTTTTAGGGCCTGAAAATAGCTGGTGCTCCAGTCGCGGGCAGCGCGATTTATGCGCGGCATTGCTTCGACATCGGTGAGCCACGCGCCATCCACGCCACCAGAGAAAGTAGAGCCAGAAACAGAGATAGAGAGGTTCTGTGTGGGTGCACTCGTCGCAATAGTGATATTGTTGCCGTCGGACCCCATGGAACGTGAGAAAATCCTGAGTTGGCTGCCATTGGCCTGCGCCCATACTGCGGTGTATCCGCTATTCAGGAGTAACTCAAACGCAGTCGCGAGCGTTTCCGGGGTATCACCATCGAGATTCAGATGCTCAATCACGGTTTGAAGTGAAGGCGGCTGATCGGTTCGCCCCAAGATAATTTGCGTGGTCTCGTTCGGATCCGGATTCCCGGAGAAGGTGACGGTAGCGGAAGCATATTGCTGGCCGGGGCAACTCAGCTCATAGAACCACAGCGCTCCGGCGTAGTGATTCACCCTTGCACGGTAGCCGAGTGAGTAGATCATCCAGGCGGTCCGCTCAGGGGCCAAAGCGAGCGAATGGTTCGTGTCCCAGTCAGTGGCCACGGTCAGGTTAGATTCCGTAGCGGGGACCGGTAGAGTCGTTGTGGGAACCGCCAGTTCCAGGAAGTCGAAGTAGAAGGACGTACCAATATTGCCCGCGTGCGCCGCGGTGACGCTGTGGCTACCGGGTCCAAACTGACCAAGGAGTTGTCGAATGACCGCGTCTTCTCCCGGAACGTTCAAGTTGAGGGTGGATGGGTTCTGGCCGTCCACCGAAATCGAGATCGCCGCACCATTGTTTAGCAGACGAGTACCTAGATAAAGGCTGTGCTGTTGCGAGGAAACATAAGTACAGGTGAGCGAAGAGCCAGACGTATTGGTGGACTCAATCGTACCGCCCGAGTAATTGCCGCTGCCCCTGCTCCACGCCCCAGTGTAATGAACCTCGATCGAGTCGTTCTCGATGCGGCGGCTACCGCGCCCGGCGACCGAGTAGCTCAGACTATTACCAGTGACGTTCCAGTTGGTGACCTTGACCTGAAACTCCGTTCGGATATAGGTTCCAGGCTGTAAGTTAGCGGAATAGGTCCAACGGAGTTTCCTGACTGCGTTCCATGGAACTTGCCCCAGCGTGGGGTCTTGCAGCGACGCAAAGGGCAGGGCGATTCTCCAGGCCGACGGTGACGTTCCGCCCGACAACTGCTTGGAAACCGCGTCCCATTGCTCGGAGCGGACGCCAGATACATAAGTGTAAACACCGATCCGGTTGCCGTTCGCACCCGTGGTCGAACTCGCCAGAGTTTGGCCGGATCCAACGTAGGTCAAGGTAATCGAAGTACGGTCGGCGACGGCTCGCATCGTCGGCGAGAAAGCGTTCACACCCTCCGTGATGTTCTGGATGGCAAACTCCAATGTGTCTCCGGCGGCCATTCGATAAGGATAGTGCTCGGAAAGAAATGTCAACCCGACGTAGTCACCAGTTGTCGGACTTCCACTAAGTTGAAACTGGACCGTGGAGCACTGATAGCCGCCTGAAATCGGTGTTGCGTAGTTGAGGAGCGGGACTCTGTAGATGGTCTCGCCAGTGCCGGGATTTGCCCAGACCCGAAGGGTAGGCCAGTCTACAGTCGGGTAAAGGTCGGAATCGATCGGAATGCAGTTCTCCCGAGTTTCTTCGTAGGTGAGTGTGAGTCCACTAAGGTCGCCGTCCGGCAACGAGCGAAACGCCGGATGTTCGAAAACGTTGTCACGGTTCCATTCAATGACTGCCCAATCGAACTGCTGCCGCCAGGTACCCGATACAGAAAAGCCGTTGGGGTCGGTCTGACTCAATGCGGCGATGGCGGATGGCTCAAGGAAATAGCATTGCAGGTCGCGATCGGGCTGTAGTTTGTTGAACGTCTCCGGCACGGTGGAGCTCTCTAGAGCCGAATCGTCACAGTGAGATCGCTGCCTGGGACTGTATTCGCGGTTTGCACAACCGAGGTAATGTCTAAGCCGATTTGCGCCTCCGCCTGCAATGGACCAAGCGCGAAGCCGTCGACGACATTAGAAGTGGTCGCACCGGCGGGGATGGTCAACTGGCAGTATGACTCGCCGTTTTGAGTCAACTGCATGGTGATCGGCGCACCAGTGGGAGGATCCGACACTACAGCGTAGACGTCCCGCACAGAGTGCGCGGTATCAACTAATAGTGGAGGCGCCGCATTTGTCTGAATGGCCAAGGCCCCCTCCACTTGGATGGAAAGCTGCCCTCCGGAAAGTGTCCGTAGGCCGGTATCGGAGCTATCCGTAAACGCCTGCGCCGCCACGGTGCTATTCCCGTGGGAATTGGTCACGAACAGCTCAGCAGCGGCAATACGAACATCCGGCAGCACTACCGGAAAGACGTAACTGCCGCTAGCGGGACTGCCAAAAAACCCTTGGGCGAACGGCATGATGAAGATCTTCTTTCTCAGAGCGTATACAGCGGCCTGAGCCGCGTGCGCCGCTGCAATGCTCCCATGCGAACCCCGCCCGGCTTGAATATTTGTTCCACTCGTCAAGTCCTGTTGAACGACCATGATCTCTGCATCAACCTGCAGCAAGTCCCCGGCAGACGCGGAAATTGCGGTTGCCAAAGCCAGCGTCGTGTCTCCGGCCGTAGCAGCTGCACTTAGAAGGATCGTCGACGGGCCGTCGAGTTCATCCCAAAATGCCAACGTCAAGGTACCGGCACTAATCGTCATGGTATTGTCCAGGGAGGTGAAACCAATCCCTACTAAGTCCACAGTGCCTTGCCCACCAAGGTATAACCCAAACGTGGGTTGACCGGGAATATCCGCGTCGACATTATTCCCGACATCACCTGAAATGCGCCAACGGGTCAGTGGCGAAAGCTCAAAAGCACTTTCGTCGTTACGCACGTTGGCGGCGCGGCCCGATATATGAAGGGTCACGCCCTCTCGATTCGGCACGACGAACGAAACCGGAGATGCAATGCTCGACGCGCCGAACTGCCAGGAGGAGTCCGCGATTAGGAACGAACTGGTTGTGTCTGGCTCAATATCCCACTTCGTATTGATTGTCAGGGTGTTCGCTGAATTCAAAATAATCGTACGCTCCTGCCCGTCACCAGTTCCATTCGTGATCCGCACGGTCGCGCCGCAATACTGATTGGGAAACATGTTTAACGCGCTATTACCAATAGTAGTCGTCGAGTGAATGTCAACGCTTTCGGCAGGCTGCAGCTCCAAGCGCCAATAGAAGTTGGCATGATCGTAGTTGTAGTCAGGAGGACCCTGAAGCAAGGCAGCGACGCCCGTGTCCGTGAATGTCGGCGCAATTTGAATGTTCTGGGCGATCACTAATAACTGGATGGGATTCGTCCCGCGGTAGACGTTCAATCTGGATGCATTAGACGAAACGCTCAGGCTGACCAGGGTCACCTGATTCGTGCTAGTTCCCGCGGGTACGTTAGCCATGACAGTGAATGAAAGGCCACTCTCCGCGCCACTCGTGTCCACGGCACTCACGGCGTAATATAGAACTTGGCCGCCCGCCAAGTTCCCGCCGGTCGTGTTGATTTGAGGATTCAGTCCCAACAGCGGAATACCGGACGCGCTCGCTGTGGGTTTGGCCGGAACGGAAAAACTAACGGCCAGATTGCTCGCAACGGTTCCATCACTGCTGGCGGCCGACGATTCAGTTATTCCGAATTGCGCTACGTGGCTGCTGTCGAACACACTACCCACAAGCGGTCTCGGCACACCTACTTCGCTCCCTGGGGGGCTTCCGAAGGTAACCGCGCCAGAGTTGACGGCAGTGTACCATCCGTCGTCATGGAGCTGAGCAGTAATAGATACGGTTAGAAAATTGACGCCGGGCGAGACCTTGGTAATCCGGAACGGCTGTCGGTTGAAACCCTCTTTGGCATAGGTGAGCGTGATTATGTCTCCAGGCGCCAATGCCACACCTTTCATGCTGGTTTGAAACTGAACATAGGTGTTTCCTTGGACTGATTTGTACAGCTGAAGGGCGGCGGCCCTCGTCGCTTGGTCACTATTAGGCAGGCCGAGCGCAGTCAGAGACGTCGAAAGATTTTGCCCCGTCAAGAGCGAATCATTAACGTCGACGAGGGAGAGACTGTCTTGTTGATACTGATTAAACTCGTCTTGGAATTCCACTGTGTATTGATTCGGGGTATTCGCTGTTGTACGGGACGACACGGATAGGGTTACTGCGCCGTTCTCTTGACGCAAGATTCCGGAGAACTGGTTGTCTCCAAATTCATATGCTGGCCAGCCGCCATTCAGTTCTTCGGTGCTATTGCTTCCTTCCGGTAACGTCGGTTGCTGTATCGCCAACGTGTCTTCCGCGTTCAACTGAAGCAGACCCGTTGCGCTGGCCGTTATGAAGAGCGCACACCCGTTGCAGATACCGCGTAAAATGTCACCAACACTACGGGCCTTCGTCAACAGCAGGTTGCACTGATATCTGGGAATCAAAGTATTGTTACCGTTCAAATCGACCGTCTGGATCAGCGCGTCGCACCGCGCAGCCACGTTCGCAAAACTGGCTAGGTCCAACTCGTCCGTGGTCCATCCACTACGTCTCATAACGTCCAGAACCACCCATGCCGGGTTGTTAGTGAAAGTTTGATCCAGAAAAGAGCCGTTTGTGTCGAACCGCGACAGTACGAGGCCTTGAATCAAAATCTGCGTTTCAGGAAGAGAACTGCCGTCCGAGATCCGGTTGGGAACGACGACGGATAGTAGCCCCATACTCCCGTAAGGATCTCCCAGGGGATTACCGGCAGAATCTGTAAAATCAAGATTGAAGGCTCCATTTCGAGCACCCAGGCTGACGATGTTGTACCACCCGGTCGCAGTCATGTTCGTACCTGGGGCTCCGGCGGGGATTTCCATATTGTTCACAATCACTTTGAGCACCGCATTCAACGGCCCCGCTCCGAGAAGCACTTCGCAGTGTGTGAGATTTCCATCGTTGCGGGCAAAAACTATCGGGGGCTCATACCACCCCGTTCCATAGACCAGGGGAACAGAGTCATTGTAGAGCGCCTGATTTCCAGCGAGAGCCGAGAGATGCTTCCCCTTTTCGCCATAGGTGCGCACGTAGATCGCGGCCGGCATGAACTCGACCGCTCCAAAGCGACCGGTTGGGTGATTTTGGCCGTCAGTGCTGAACATTCCGCGCAGCTGACACTGTGCACGCGAATAGTCACAGGAAGTGTACGGTGCGCTGCCGTTGAGGTTTCCCACGCCATTGCGCTGGTCCGGAGAGTATCCGCACTGATAGAAGGGAGAGTAGTACCCTGCGGATCCGCCATTCACCGCTTCTTGCCTCTGTGATGCGTCAGACGGGAACTTCCACGGACATCTTTTCTGAATGCGAATCGACGGCAAGTATACCCGTTGCAGGTTGAGGCGATTGGTAAAGCTAAGGCGCAGTGTCGACTCAGTGGACTGCTCGGGAGGATTCGCGATTCCCCGGAAAACAATTCGGGTATCCGACACAGGCAGGCCGCTCTTTAGATCAAAGAATAGAAACGTAACCGCAAGCTGGGCACCCTTCCAGCCGATGTTTCGCTCTATCGACGAAAGAAACGAGTCAGCGTTGGCGAGCGTAATCGACACGGTTGACGCCCCCTCCACCGCCAATTCTGACGAAGACGTTAAGTCAAATACGTTGTGCCGTAGAACTCGATTCAAATACTCCTCTCCGCTTACGGTCACTCGATGCGTACTCCATCGCTGAACGTCTCCGGAGGAAAGCGTGCAGTCAAACAGTAGCAAAGGAGTTCCTGGAATCTCTAACTCCTTTACAGCGTTGATTGAAGCGTTGTTCATTCGATTCCAGGCAACCTACGTTAAGTTGCTAATCAGGGTGATTTGACACGAATTCTGATCTGATGCACTGGTCGTCCAAGCAAGTGAATCCGCGCTAAATCTCGTTGTTGGATATACGCCACCACGATCAACGGTCTTCTTATAAGCTCCCGGCGCAGGTTGCGCCTCCACTTGCGCTCCACAGGCTTCCAGATTGCCGCCAGGTGGAAGTTGCAAGCCAAAGCTGATACCGTCCGATTGATTCGCAAGTCGGGCGGATGTCACAACCCGAGTCCAAGCAGCGGCGACAGATACCTCTGCTAGCAGATCCTGATCATTGGCAGAGATAAGAAGCTGAGCCGAGCACAGGGTGTCACTCCGCAAGTAGACGCTGTAACAATATTGATACCAACTCGGCCCGCTCGTCGCTTGCATAATGCGCTGGCTAGCCTGTCCCGTGTTGGTGAGCTGTAGGGCATTGGTCATTCCGAACGGGTCTTGGACACACAGAGAGACATGCAGCATTGGATCGGCCATCCATACTGCTTGCGTCCAGTCCTCGCTCCACATCAGCAGGTTATCGGTTGGATCCAAGAAGGTAAAAGTATTCAGCCGGCCCTCTACGGAATCGAACAGCTCCTGAATTAGAGCCGCCTCGGCGTCCGTTAGACTCGCATAGGCGAGCTGCCATTCTACGGTTTGAGCGCCTGTATCTGCCATTCGAAGAGTGCTGCCGTCCGGAAGGACGTTTAGGAATGCCCGTATGCTCGTGAGACGTGCTACGGGGAACTGAGATACGGAGCCACTGCTCAGCTGCGGATAGTACAACATCTCAGCCGCGGTTCTCTCGTACCCGTAGAGACGTAGTGGCGCTGGACGGACTTACCAACTGCTCGGCCAGTTCAGAGTCCTCCAGACTACAATTGGGATAAGTCGTACCATCCCACGGATCGGTAAAAGAAAAGTTTTGCACGCTGCCACTGAGTCCCCTAAAGAACTCGCGGAATGCGTGCAATTCGGTTTCATCCAACACACTTAGTCGAACAACCCAGCGATGGAGCGGGGCCATATAGTTACTGACTCGCTGCTCGGAACCGTCGACAAAGCGCAACACGGTAGTAGAGTACTCGGATGCATGTTGCGCGGGATATTGGAGCACGGCGCCCGTCTTTAGCCGAGGAAACTCGCTCATGTCACAGTTCCGCAATTACGTCGTTCAACGCATGCGAATTTAATATCGCTTGTTTCACCGCGTTGGCGATTTCGTCACTATGATCCAGGAACGACTGGCTGTCCATAGCGCTCACTTGTATACTCACTTGAGGTGCGATTGTCGCGCTTTGCGTTCGCGGCTGCCCGGACTCTCCATAACTGACTGGCACCACCCCTCCGGCGGGCCCTTCAGCCAATCCTCCCTGGTATTGCACCGAAGGCGGCAGTTGAAAAGGCGTGGGCGCCACGGTCGCCCCACTGCCGCCGCCAAACAGGCTCATTAGTCCGGTGATGATCGGAGAGAGGGTAAGTCCTCCCCCAAGTAGCGTCGAAGCGACGCTTCCCACAGTGCTCGCAATCGAAGTCCCGCCGCCCCCCTTCTCCGCCGTGTTTTGAGTCACGGCCTGCGTGTTTCTTTGGACGGCATCTGTTTGTTCCTGTTGAGTCGATGCCAAGCTGCCGAGCTGGGTGCTCAAAAGAGATAATTGCTCTGTGACATCGCCAGCAGACAATTGTGGGCCCGGCAGTTGGACCGCTGCTACAGAACCCGCTGAAGGGCTCGCGTTGCCACTACTCCCCGATCCGGCAGCAGCCAACTCCTGTACGGGGTCTGGACGCGCTCCTCCCCGGCTTGCAGTCGTCAACAGCAATTGGTTCCACCTAGATTCCGGCATCTTTTCTCTCCAGTACTAACTCATTTTCTAACGTGACAATCGCATCCACCAGACGCGCTGGCAAGTCGAAACAATTGCTGACCCCCATCACTTTCCACGCCTGAAACTCCTCCAGGAACGCTAGGCTGTCCCCTGTTATATACGATGTTGGGCATGTCGTCAGTGAAGCTCCGCCTCGGGCCCAAACGATTTGGTTTAGGGAATCGGCCGAGCCGTGGCGCCAACCGCAATGCCGCCGACTTTCCAGGCCGTTTCTCCGGCATGCCTCGCATTTCCACCCGGCCTGGTTCCCTAGTTGAAAATGAAATGCGATAATTAGTTTTTTCTTTCTGCTTCGCTCAGTCCGCATTGGCCCCGAATTGCCGCCAGGGCTTCTTGTGTCAGCTCCTCAGGCCCGCTGTCCAGCAATTGGTCGACTGTCGCGAGTTCGCCATCTATGCTCAGACCATCCACGCTGACCAGCCCCCATCGCATGTACATGGCGTCGATTTCCTGGGTCAGAATGTTCGCCCCAATTTTTTCCTGAAGTTCGTCGCTGGCGGCCAGGAATTCAGCCCTTTGGCTGAGCTCACGCGCGCGCCTGGTCAACTCCATGCGCCGACCGAAAGACACTCGCCGAATTACAAGTGTGACGCCCGGAAAAGCACGGGACGGAATCGTAAGCACACTTTCGTAGGGGACTCGTCCATGTGCGCGGCCTGGCGTTTCATTGGTCGCCCTGTTGCCGTTCTTAGCCAAATGCGAAAAAAATCTCATCATCTACGCCCCCTTGTGCTCGGCAACTCTGAAACTGCCACTGTTGGCGCGTGTCGGAGTCGTCGAATCCTGGCACTTCTGCGATGACACTCTGCATATACATGCCAAACAGCTGACCCTGCTGCTGCCCAAGCTGAATCATGACGCTGATTGGCGATCTTTGACGCGCAGATTGATAAAGGGCCGCGGTCGAAGAATCGTCTTGCTGGTACAGGCTGATGTTCAGAGAAACCGTCCGCTGCCCCGGCGCAATAGCACTGGGAAGGACTTCACCGAATTCCCTCGCACGAAGATCTACATTGTTTGTGAACGAAATGTCGGCTTTAGTGAGAGTCCAAAATCGTTCCGAAAAGCTGCCCAGCCAGACCTGACCGAGATGTCCCGGTATAATCGAATAGTTAAGAGGGGTCACAGTCGGTTCTTGAGGAAAGGTGGATAGCCCTGCCTGCCCAATCTCAAAACTGGCACTGTCCAGCACATCTTGTGCCGGGCCGCTGAAGTCGAATTCGTGATAATCACCGTTTACTGTCAGGTTCAGCGTGTCCACCGCCACGCCGGACAGAATGCGTTGTACCGAAGTCGAAGGACTCCAATAGTCGAAAACCGTCACGCTTGGCAGGTTCGTTGCTGGCTGATATCCAGTTGTCGGTCCGATCTGCGAGTTTGTTGGCGGATTGACCGTGAAGGGCGCGTTCAATTGAATTGTTTGAGGGTCAACGATCGCGGAAACAAAACGGATTTCTCCGCCACTCGTGACTGCCTGGCCAGGCATCAGTCCGTGCGCGCCAGTGAACACAACCTGGGCAGAACTCGGACTGCTCCTAACCGTGCCCCCCGGGTAGCGCGTCGGGCCCCCCCCCAGACACGCCTGAAACAGGGGCCCGTGCGGGGGAAGTTGCGTCTGATCCGCCCAGGCCGTCATGTAGCTCTTCAGCTCAAAGCTCGTTTGCCTTCGAATGGCGCTGGGATTGCCCGGAAACGTCCGTGAACCCGTCTTGTCCTTCCTCTGAACTTTCTCTTGGCGCTGCTTTATGCTTAGCTTCAATGCAGGAATACGATTCGTGGCGTTGATGGTTGACGCTACGCCGTAACTCTGCTCCAAAGCTACGTAGAACCGATTGTCGTTGGATAGAATGTAGGACATACTTTGTTTCGGAACACTCGTTAATCGGAGCTAATCTCCAGAACAACAGTCACCTTAGCGCTTTGCAGTAAGTTTCGTCCGCCATGCTTCACTGGGCTAAACGCAACCTCGTATCCTCCGCTGAAACACACCCCGTCTCCCCAGTCTCCCCGGTTGCCCTGCAACACTTGTGTGACGGCATCCACGTAGGCCTGTAAGTTACTCTCCAGGCTGTCGAGCCGGTCCTGCGATACGCGTAGTTCCACCACCATCTGCGCATCGCCGGAGAACGTACGGAATTTCTCGGTCAACGAGTTCACGATCTTGCTGCAGTAGATATAAATCAGCGGATACTTACTCGCGAAGCTATGCTCTGCGATCTCCGGCGCAACATTTTGCGTGATTATTTGTTGTGCACAAATCCCTGGCAACTCTACGCCCTGCTGGGACGACAGAGCCGCCACCACGGCCGGCAAGCCATTATCGGCAGCCAGTACACCGCGCAATTTCGCCGTCGCCGAGCCAGCGATCGTGAGCATGGTCAGCCTCTCTCAATCACGTGCTGGTCCACAACGTACCAAGTCGGCTGTTGGCCTCCTGGAGGTGGGGCGCCGGGTTGGACGCCAGCGGGAAGTGTCCAACTGTCATTGACTGCAATTGGAGTACTGTTTTGAAGCCCAAGAGACTGCGGAGAGGTTCCCGCATATATGTTCCATCCCACGGCGTTTGCGGGCGCGTTCCCGGACGACACTACCAACTGTTGCCCGTCCGAAGTAGTAAATTGGCTCATGTCACTTGCCGCGCCTTCTTCGCCGGATCGATTTACCCAAGCGACTTGCACGAAGAAAGTTGCCCCCGGCCCGCTTCCGGCAATGGCCGATAACATGGGACCGTCTGCCTTCATGATTGGGTCCACCACCAGGCCTACCCCTATCCGTAAGTAATTCTGACCGGTCTCTCTTGCCAGTTGCTCGTATTCAGCCCACTTACCTCGATAGCGATCGTTGAGCTGATTGTTATACGCGTCCCGATAGATCAGAGCTACTGCCTTGTGTACATGCCATTCCTGTAGCGGCTTGGTCACTACAACGTCACTAACGCCGGGGTTGCGCCGCGCCCCCCCCTGCAGATCTCGAAGGGGCAAGCGCTTCAAAAGGAACAACGTCAACTGATTCGCGATATCATTCTGAGCCAGACTTATTTTGCCACCTATGTCGATACCCTCGATATTCGCGACGCTTAAAATTGCGCTGTCGACACTTTGGAGATCGCTCGGAACGATTGCCGGTCCGTCTGTAAATAGGGCCATAGTGGAGCGCCACTCTCTAGCGTTTGTCGGGACGCACCGCGCTCTTGATTGCTCGCAGGTCTGTTTCCGAGATCAGATTCACCTGCACCCGGTCGGCAAGTGCGCGCTGCTGGGCATCCAAGACTGCCTTCTGCACTACCTCGCGATACTCCTCCGACTCCTGGGGGTTCGCCAACCGCGCCCGTCCCTCCAATACCAGCCTCGCAGCAAGGCTGCGGCTTACCTCTGTCTTTTGTCCTTCGCGTCCACCGTCTGGTGTTTCCTGACTCACCACGACCACGTGGGGTTCCACGATCTCTTGCTCGATCTTCCTCAGCTTTTGATAGAACGCCTTCAAATCCATTTTTTCCTCCTGAGAAGCAGACGGGCGCATCAGCGCACCCACGCCCGTCCGCATTCGCCACCACTAACTGTTGACTTGGATTCCGAAGGGGTTTCGCAGAACTGCGGTCCCATACAGCACATCCACGGTGAACTGCTGAGCTAGCGTGTTCGGCTGATAGCTCATCACCACACGGATGCCAAAGTTGCCCATTTCCGCATATTCGGCAATCGCGCCGGTCCCGGGCAGTGGCTGCGGTAGTCTGCGCACCACTAGGCCAATCGCATCCCGCGAAAAAGCCAGGTTGTGCGTGTTAACCGGTGTGCTCCCGGTTTTTTGGACCAGCTGCGACCGGAACACAAAGAAGTCCTTGATCTTCCCGACAGCGCCCTCCACGAGCGCCCGCAACCCCGCGTCGCCTGCCGAATAATACTCACTGAACCTCGGAATCTGGCGCAACGCTGAATAGGTCGTGGGATCAACGACCAGATATTTGCTGGTTGCGGACGGAACTTTCGCCTGGAACAGAGCCGTCTCCGCGGCGTCTACCGTGCTTTCCGTGATAGCGACACCGGCCGTGCCGATCGGCGCATTCGATGTAAACTGCGAGTACAAGCTCAAGATATCCGATTCGATCCTCTCCGCGATTGCCACCACCGCCGGTTGCATGTACAGCCTGAGAAGGTCAGGGACGGCGAGCACCTTCGTTACGTCCGGAATCTGAAATGTCGCTTCTGCGTGCGTGTTCAACACAATTTGCGCATTCCCAATGCTCGGATTCTGTGCCTGAACTGTCCCGCCCTCCGCAATGTTGTTTGCCACTAACGTTGGTGGAATCGGCACGTTTACTGTGTCCCCGGCGTGCGCCAAAGTTGGCTCGTAGTCCCGGTTGATCAGATTCCCCATTACCAGGTTGCTGACCAAGGCCGGCAGCGCGTCCACGGCCACTAACTTGACGATAGCGTTCGCTACGTTTGCTGATGTAATTGCTGGCATTTAGCTTCCCCTCGTTTGTTGTCCTTACGTTTTTTCCGGATCGCCCGCTGTATCTAGCTGCGCCGGCGTCGTGTCAATTGCCCCGCAGCGCCTGACTTGCCACCCGCGAGACCTCCTGGCGAACCTTCTCCAGTTCTTCCGGGCTCATGCCCGGACGAATCTTGTCCAGATCAAGTCCTCCTGTGTGCGAAGCCGCTTTCGGCCCTGATCCCATTCCCGATCCACCCGTCATCCGCGCCGGCAAAAGCTCAGGGTTATCCTGCACGAACTGAGTTAGGTAGTCGCGGAGTGGCACTTCTCCGGAGGCGCCTCGCGCGATCAGCCGGCCATCCTCGTCGCGCTGGATATCGTCTTTGACAGCCCGATAAGCTAGATCGACCTTGGCTACACCCAGTCGTTGTAGCTCGCCGCGAATCGCCGAGTTGCGGTCGGCTTCCTCCGCCACATGTCGGCTCCGTTCGTTCTCCTTTACTAGATCGTTAACGCGCCGCTCCAGATCCTCGCGGCGTTTACGTTCGTCAAGCAACTCGGTTTTATAGGCAGGTTCCGCCATTACCTGTTCGGCCTGCACAAACTCCTCGATCACACCGCGTATCAAGGAACGCAGGTCAGTGTCTTCGCGCTTCACTTCGTCCATATGCCTCCTTAGCGCTTGAATTCCTCCTTCGCACGTCTTTCTTATCCTCCGGGCTGGTATTCGTCGATCTCCTGGCCGATCCGATCCTTCAACTCCTGCCTGACGTCAGACAGGAATTGAAATGCAAGCTTCTTGTACACCTGATTCTTAAGAGTCGGAGAATTGATTCCTAACCGTAGCAAGCGCTCCGCATCTTCGAGTTCCGTTCCGAAGTCGCCGATGTCAAATTCGTCCATGCCTGAAACGTCGACGCTGAGCCCGTCTTCACGTGCAGCTTCAATTGCCCGCAATACCCGCTTCATGCAGTCCTTTACAGCGTCTCCATACGCCCGCAGGACTTCCTGTGTGATCGCGTAGTCCCTTTGCTTGCTGATTCCCGACTGCGCCGAACTCCCGGAGAGGGCGCCGCCCGCATGGGTTACGTAGCACACTCTGTAAATCTCTTCCTGTAATCTCGTCAGATTGTCGGCGGCAATTTGATATACGTTCCCTTGCGGTTCCGTCCATCCGAACCGGTCCTGAGGCCCAAGTTGGATGTAGTAAGACTCCCCCATGACTTGGTTCCAGTCCCGCTCAGAATAGATTACCGGCATTGCGAACAGGCCCATCGTCAGAGCCCAACTAAGTGCGTTCGATTTATTGAAATGCTCCAGCTGCAGCGACGAGGCCTTATTCAAGAGCCAGAGCCCCTCCGATACACGCAGCTCAATCAACGGAACTCGTGACTGCCTGGCCAACCCGTGGCGCCCCTCAGCGATTACCTCGATTCGGCCCTTGTTCGTTCCTCGGTGCTCCTGTTCGAACATCCTGTAGGTTTCTTTGTCGTAGTACACCCATCGCGTCTGCTCAGCCCAACTTGCGTCCTCGATCTTGTCTTTCCGTAAACTTCGCGTACGAAGGACGATCCACTGATAGTGCCCATGATCGTCGTAACTCCAGTTGATAAGCTCATCCGCCGAGTAACTCAGCAGATAAGCTCTCGACGCTCCTCTCTCATCCTCCTCCGCTCGCGTTCCGGCTGGTTGCTCCAGACGCGGAAAATCGATAAGAATGCAGCTCTTTCCGCAAATCAATGCTTCTACAAACTGCTTTCGGAAAAACTCCGCAAGATTAGTTCCCTTCAGGTCGCAGTCTTCGGTGAACTGGCCAAAGAATCTTCGCGCCCTCTCGCTCTGGCCTTCAAATGCGATTACCGGTTCTCTTCGAAACAAGGTCGCTGTATACCAGTCCACGATTGAACCGACGTAGTTTTCGTAAAAGCTGCGGCTCAATCGCTCTACGTACACATCCGCCGGCTCTTTTTGACGCCGAACCAAGTACTGTTGCGCATTCACCGTGAACTGCTCTCCTCCGGTGTAAAGGTCTCTGTACCGCTGCCACATTGCTCGCTTCGCAGCGTACTCCGGGTGCTCTTGATTGACGTCAAAACTGCTGCTCACTGTGTTCATCGGTCCTGGCCCATTACTCAGAACAGCCGTCGGCTCTGCTCGCCGAACACCACCACTTGCTTGCACTCTTGCCACACTAAATAGCCGAGCGCGTCCGATAAATGGGTTCTTTTCGGATCTTTTTCCTTATCGATCACGCTGCTCTCAGGCTTGTAAGTCACCTCTTCAAAATCCGCGATCAACCCTTTACACCGGGGATCAACGAACAGTTGGGTCTCGCCGCTGGCCGCCAGCAGCTTGGCGTTTACCAACCCCACGCGCTCCCGCACGCTCGGATTGCTGGCTGGCACGCGAAACCGCACCCCGCGGTACGCCGTCTGTCTAAAGAATTCTTTGATCATCTGGTAGTCCGTCGTCCCCGCCGTTTGTAACCGTTGCCCGGAAGCGTCGCCGTAGATTACAAGCCCAGCCTGATGGTTGGGATATCGCAAGTGAAATTCTTCGCACGCCTGCACTGTGCTGGCTCGGCTTAGTACGACTTCATCGAGTACTCTCACTTCATCCCCGCTCTTCTGTGCCACCACCGAACTCATCGGGTCTACGTTAAAGTCCAGTGCCCAGCACAGCGGAAGTGCAGAGTCTACACTCAACTCCTTGACGTTTCGGCCTCTCTGGAACTCCTGGTACACCACACCGGCTTGTACGTTCAGATACTCGCCCAGCGCCTCTTGCTCAAAGAACTTGGAGTCATAGCTTCGTTTCAGCCGTTCATAAAAGTCTGGGACTTTGTCCAGCACATGCCGGTTCTCAAAGGGTCTGGCCAGCACCACTTCATATCCCTCCACGTGTTCCCGGATGAACCTGCGATACACCCAATCGAACCCCTTCGGCGTCCAGACCGCGAACCCACACAGCCGTTTTGCTTGCGGATCCCTCAAACGCCCCTCCAGGCGAAGCCACGATTCCTCAGTCGTGTAAGTCAGCTCGTCCAGGCCAAACCACGCCAAGTTGGTTCCCCGCAGCCGCTCAAAGTCTTCCACGGCTCGGAAGAAAATGCGCGACCCGGTGTCTCGCATCACTAACACTGACTCAGACTTATTCAATTCGTGCCGAATCCCATTGACTCCCAGCACTTCCAGGAAGCTGGTCAGCGTGGCGTCCCGCAGCAT